AGAGACAGACAACCCCAGAGTGCTGGTGATTCAACCACAAGCCGCTGCACATGGCGTTACGCTGACCGCTGCAAACACTGTAGTTTGGTGGGGGCCAACTAGCTCAGTGGAGACTTACGCCCAAGCTAACGCTCGTATTCATAGAGCAGGGCAAGACCACAAGTGTACTGTGGTTCAGTTACAAGGATCTAACGTAGAAAAGCGTGTGTACGCACTTCTTGATAACAAAATACACACTCACACAAAGATTATTGATCTCTACAAGGAAATACTTGCGTAAGGTATTAGCTACCTTTATATTGTGCTTCTCGGCAATGGAAGGATACATAACATGGCTGATGCAGTAGAGGTAGGTGGCGTTTCCGTAAAGAAGTTGACTGAGGTTTACCTCAAGATCAAGGGCGAAAGGGAACGTATATCCGCCGAATTTAAGGAAGCTGATGACAATTTAGTAGGTCAGCAAGATAAAATAAAAAGCGCACTGCTCAACTATTTGAAAGAGAACGACATCAAAAGTGTCAAGACTGATGTGGGTACGTTTTACCGTACCGTGAAGCAAAAGTATTGGACTAGCGATTGGGAATCCATGCATAAGTTTATCTTGGAGCATGAAGTGCCTGAGTTCTTGGACAAGCGCCTAAACCAGAAGCATGTGAGGGAATTTCTTGAAGATAACCCTGACCTGCTTCCGAAAGGGCTAAACGTAGATGCAGAGTTCGCGCTCACAATAAGGAAAGCGTGATGCAGCAGTTAGTTCCAATTGAGGATGTCGCCAAGCACTTTAGTGTGTCTTTATCCACGGCTCGTAAGTGGGTGCGGGACGGTGCTGTGCCTTCTGGCACGTATGTTAAAATAGGTAAAACCCAGCGGTTTGACTTGGAGAGAGTGTCACAAGCACTTATGTCTTACAAAAGTCACCTTGAGCCTACGGAAGACGTAAAAGAAGAACTGTCTGAGGTATTTGACCCGACATCATTTGATCCTGACGTAGATGTTTAGTGCGTCGAGTCAGTATAGCGGGTAGCAGGTTTACGGGCCTAGACAATCAACCGGAAGCTGATGGGCTAATAGATATAGTGATAGTAAATGCAGCGGAAGTGTCTCGCTCTTACTATGCCAGAGACTATGATGTTAATGCCAAGCAGCTACCAAAATGTTGGTCGTTGAACACCCAGACACCCGCACCCGACGTGCCTGATGACCGACGTGAAAGCGCACGCTGTATGGACTGCGTGCAAAATGTGAGGGGGTCAGGGGGTGGAGGTGGCAGGGCTTGTAGGTTTCACCAACGGCTGGCGGTTGTTGAGGAGCAAGCGTTAGATGTGGTTTACCAATTACAGGTTCCTGCCTCATCCATATTTGGTAGCGCACGGAGTAAGAGCGCAATGCCCTTGCAAGCGTACGCTAAATTTTTGAGTGGGCATCAAACCCCCTCATTAGCTGTGGTCACTAGGATAAGTTTTGACAGGAGCAGTCCTGTACCAAAACTGTTCTTTTACCCGCAGCGTCCGTTAGAAGAAGACGAGCTTGATAGGGTCAGGTTTATGGTGGATCACCCTGACACGTTAGAGGCTATAGCCTTTGACCCGAAGTCAAGCGTTGTTGGTAGGGGTTCACCATTTGCGAAAACTGAAGGGTTCGACATAAACAGTCTAAGTTAAAGGAGACAAAAACATGGCTGAAGTAAATATGTACTACACAGTGGAAAACGTCGAGGCGTTGTACCCACGGATTAACGCCACTTATAAGTTTGATAACAAAGCGAACGGTGGCAAAGGTGGCTCTATAAAGTGCGATCCGCTAGACGATGGGTCGGCGTACGAGATGTCTTTTGTAATGGCTGAAGCGAAAGCTAAAGCGTTGTTCAAGGCAATGAAAGCGGCATACGACGCTAAGAAAGAAGGTAGCTGGCCCGATAAATTCGCACTGCCGTTTAAGAAAAACGATGACGGTAACTACGTTGGCAAGGCTAAGTTGAAGGGAGCTTATGGCACTGACTTGACCAAGCCGCCTTTGCAAGTTGATGCGAAGAACAACGAGTTAGCAAAAGACTTTCAGCTAACTACAGGCAGCACTGTGAATCTCGCGGTCACCTTTGTGCCATATAACATGCGAGAAAACGGGGTAAGCCTACGTTTGAACGGCGTACAGGTAATTGATTATAAGCCAATGCAGTCACGCTCACCTTTCGGTGTTGTGGAAGGCTACGTTGCTCAACCTGATAATCCGTTTAGTGATACTACCAGCACCAGCGCGGAACCCGTTGCTGATGATTTGGATGACGCATTTGGCGATGAGCCAGATACTCCAGCAGTGGAGGAACCCAAGAAGGTCGTGAAGAAGTCTTCCCCCGCACCCAAGGAAGATGACGATGACCTGAGTTCTGTTATTGAAGGTTGGGATGACTAACCGCTAATAGCAACTCCACTATGGCTAGGTCGCACCGAAAAGGATGTGCCGACATCCCTGCCATAGTGTCTCTCGGCATCGGGTGCAAACATGAATACAATAGAATTTTTACGGCATGTACTGCCTTATGAGGGAGTGTATGTTTTATTCCGAAATAGTCTGGCTCAAGGCAGACACCGCCAAGCGTACTTTCATTCGTTGGAAGATTTGGCTGAAGCCGCCGACTACTACGACGGCGACGGGTGGGATACTTACTTCGCTGTAAGTAATTACACGAAAGAGGGTACGCGCAAGGGGGAGGACGCTAAACAAATAAAGTCGTTCTTTTTAGATTTAGACTGTGGGCCAGATAAAGAATTTGCTTCACAAGCGAAAGCGCTACAAGAGCTACAAGCCTTTTGTACTACATTAGGTTTACCAAAACCTCTTATGGTGAACTCTGGGCGCGGCGTGCATGTCTACTGGGTGTTGTCTGAGCCTGTAGCAGTAGAGCAGTGGAAGCCGGTAGCGGAACACTTCAAACGTAAGTGCAGTGAACACAGCTTCGATATAGATACGTCAGTGCCAGCCGATACTGCGCGAGTCCTTCGCGTGGTGGGCACACACAACCACAAACCCGAAACCCCTGCACTGGTTGAGCTAGTCGGTGACAAGCCCGACGTAGTTAATTTTGACTACTTTGCCAGCAAGCTGGGGATGGACTCGATACCAGCTCCCTCAAAACGTGTAAGCGTAGACGGGCCAGCAAGCTTACGTGACGCATTAATGCGTAACATAAAATACAGTTTTAAAGACATACTCGTAAAAAGTCAGGACGGTGTAGGGTGTAAGCAGCTAGCTAGAATAGTGGACGGGCAAGCCGAAGCTAGTGAACCTATGTGGCGAGCAGGGCTGTCTATAGCCAAATTCTGTGAAGATGGTGAGAGGGCAGCGCAGAAAATATCAGAGAAGCATCCTGAGTACACACCAGAACTTACGCTCAAGAAGCTAGACTTAATCAAGGGGCCGTACCGCTGCACGACGTTTGACGAAAGCGAGTCTGGTATATGTGCCGACTGCCCTCACTGGGGCAAGATCAAATCACCGATAACTTTGGGTCGCAAGATTGCTGAAGCCGAACTAAGTGAAGATGGTACTTATAGTGAAGTTGGTGACTTAGGTGAGGATGATCTATATGACGGTCTGGATACTATCCCAGAACACGTTATACCAGCTTACCCACGACCATATTTTCGCGGCGCGTCTGGCGGCGTGTATGTACGCAACGTAAATATAGACGGAGAAGTAGATGAGAAGGTGATATACCACAACGACATTTACATAACTCGACGGTTATTAGATGTAGAGGCAGGTGAGTCAGTAGTGTTGAGGCTACACTTACCTAAAGACGGAGTACGAGAATTTACACTGCCGTTAACAGCGGTCACATCAAGGGAAGAGTTCAGAAAGTTAATGGCTATGCAAGGCGTGGCTGTGACTCGGATGGACGACTTAATGCAATATATGACTACATGGGTAAACGAATTACAGGCCGCTGCTACAGCGGACATAGCGCACCGTCAGTTTGGTTGGGTTAACGAAGATTGCGAAGCATTTATCGTAGGCGATAAAGAAGTACGCGCTAGCGAGATTAAATATAACCCGCCATCTACGCCTACAGCCGCACTACTGCCGTACTTTGAACCTAGAGGTACGCTGGACGGTTGGAAGGACATGGCTAATTTTTACAACACCAGACCGGATCTAGTGATGCACCAGTACGTTGTATGTACGGCATTCGGTGCGCCACTCATGCAGTTCCTACCTCAGAACTGTTGCGCTCTGCATTTACACAGCACGCTAAGTGGTTGCGGTAAAACTGCGTGTATGCAGGTAGCTGCGTCGGTGTGGGGATACGTCAAAAACACAATGGTGGATGAACGCGATACTGAAGCTATGAAGTTCAACCGTGCAGAAGTGCTGCACAACCTACCGTTCTACGTAGATGAGTTGACTCAGGCAGGTGATGATAAGTTAAGTGATTTAGCGTATCAGCTATCTTCTGGTCAGCAGCGTGGGCGAATGGCGGGTGGGGCAAATCTGGAGCGGACACGAGGTAGGCCGTGGAAGTTTTTGTCTGTTACTTCTGGTAACGCTAGTGTGATAGAGAAGATTAGCGCCAAGAAAGAACAGCCAAAAGCAGAAGCGCAGCGGATGATGGAGTGGCCTGCACAGAAAGTATTTGGTGAGGTAGACGATAAGAAGTTAACAGATGCGTTTGAGGCTGCATTAAACGACAACTACGGCCATGCCGGTGTGCCTTACATACAGTACGTAATACAAAACAAAGAAGAAGTGCAACGCAAACTGCGGGAAGTACAGACTGAGATAGATGCGGCAGCAGGACTCAAAGCTGAAAACAGGTTTTGGTCAGCAGGTGTAGCCACAACTATCACGGGGGCCATATACGCAAAGAAACTAGGGCTTGTAGATTACGACATCAAAAGCCTGACCGCGTGGGCAATCAAGCTACTGAAGTTTAACTTGGAAGCAGTCAACAACATGGGCGTGTCCGTGGAGCAGACGTTAAACAACTACCTCTACGAAAATTACAGCAACATCTTGTCAATAAAGAGCACCGATGACTTACGTAAGCAGGGCAGCGCACCGGCTAGTGGCTTAGATGCCCTAGTCATACCTGACGCTACACCAAGATTTAAATTAGTAGCGCGGTATGAGACTGACCTCAAGAAAGCCTACCTTATGCCGAAACCGTTGAAAGCTTGGTGCTCTGCACAGCAGATAAATTACTCTGCGTTTGTAAGCGACCTAAAAGAAAAGATGGGCGCTAAAAGAGGTAAGAAACACTTGGGTAAGGGCACGTTGCTGCAACTACCGCTTAGTGACGTGATAATTGTGCAGATCAAGGACTTCGACCCAGTGCAAGCAGAAGTTAATGAAGAATCAGAGCAGTGATGTACTTAAAGTAGATGATCTGTGCCCAGACGGTATTAGGGTAGTCGTGGCATGGGATAGCATGGTGGTAGGTGCTTCGATTTTTGTGCCTTGTATCAACACCGAAACCGCTCGTACGCAAGCAGCGTGTGTGATGAAGGACAGAGGCTGGAGCGTTACCTCACGAGTACGTACTGAGGATAACAAGTTAGGTGTACGTATTTGGCGAGTCTTATAGCACCGTACGTAAACGTGTGGAACCGTATGGAACCTTACAGCATCGTTTGGACAACATCGGACTATATGTTACGATTCGCCCCGATAAGGTCAGGCGGTCTCCTTCCATCGGTCTTATCTCACTTCAGCCCCTTGCCGTGGCCCCCTACACTACGGCAAGGGGTTTTTAATCATACTCTCTAGCGTTCGCGTCTACGGCACGTTGCATGTAGGGTGAAAACGTAACACCGTTATACTTTTTCATGTTCTTCGTAGTTTCTTTATGCTGCGCCATAGAGCGGTTTATCGTCGCTGTGCTTATACGCGCACTGGGGTGCCGCCTGTCAAACTCACGCATTTCTTTACGTACTTCTCGCATACCCTCTGTGTCGCCACTACTTCTAGCTATGTAGTATTTACGCAGTAGCTTCGTGCGTCGGCTGTTCGCTGTTTTGTCTACACGTTTTAGATTGCTGTTACGTTCTTGTCTAAACGTGTACTCGCTCGGCGCAAAGCCCAGCAACTGTCCTAACAAGTCACCGCCAGTTATGTCGTCGTATATTGGATCACCACGGCGGGTCAAGACGCCTTCATCTCTGGGGTATCTCACAACAGCTTTATAGGCGTTACGTACAGCCCCCGGCATCATGCTCTCTATACCACGCTCTAACTCACCATCTATAACTTCCTGCGAACCTTTGATAAAGCGTGAGCCTACACTCCACGCAGGGCCACCAAGGTAGTACATAAAGGTTTCTTCGGGTGAAGGTGCATTGTTAAACCTGTTTTCTTGGAATACCAGATTGGTCAACGCCGTTCGTTGCGATACATCCATGCCAGTAAGATGAGTAAATGCACCCTTGTACCATCCTTCTCCTAAATACTTACGTACAATAGTCTGTGCGTCGTCTTCGTCGTCATCTAAGAAGAGATTGGCGATCATGGTTGCAGCGCCGAACAGCGGCAAGCCCTGTGCTCCAGCGAAGAACAACGCGCTTAGGTGTATGCCCACAAGCTGCCTAAATGCCTCATTACGTAGTTCTTTGTTACCAGCAAACTGGGCATCGACTAGCTGTTTGCCAGTCTTTAGCATTGTGTAGTACATCTGAATGCCGAAAGTCTTATACATCAGAGCTACACGACCAACTCCTGCTTGTGCAAGTCGCGGTGCAGTCTCTAGCACTGAGCCGCCGTTGATTTCCTGTGTGCGGTACATGGCTTCTTGGGCCGCAGCTTCTTTGTCTGCCTGTGTTACCGTGTAGTCCTTCCCGCCGTTCTTATCTTTTATTCTTTGCAACTCTAGGTTGTACGCTGTCACCATAGTTACTTGGCGATTAGCGAGTTCTGCGCCATGAAACATAATCGCTGACATGGACGCTACTTTGTCCATAAAGTTAGTGTCACGCCCAGACTCATCTAGCCCCATAGTGTCCGCTAGGAAAGAAGTATTTAACTGACCCTCTTGTGCTGCACGAGCTATCAATGGAGCAATGTTTTCAAGCTCCGTAATTTGTTCTGGTGTAAGTTCTCTGTCAGTGCGTACGGTGGCAATCAACTTGCCTTGCTCGTCACGGGCTATTTCGTAGTAGTTATCTAGAGACGGTAGAGCGCGCTTCTTAATAGTGCCGCCCTTACCATCGGGCACCATCTTAAAGAATCCACTACCACCAAACAACTTATAGGCTCTACCTACTTCTCGCTTGGTATTAGTCATGCCGTACTTACCAGAGAGCATAGGCACCGCAAACAACGGCACTTGAGACATGTTGACCAGTGCAGAAGAAGCATTAAAGCCGATAGTCCATATAAACGCAGCACGGTTAAGTGACTTAGCTATACCATCTTTAGGTGGGCTAACGGCAAAATCAGCGCGTAGTTCAAGTTCTCTAAGAACGTCGGCATCTACCTCTTCACCATCCTCTCGTGCTTTTACAGCCTCTGCTTTAATTCTGTCCATGACAGCACGGATTTTAGCCGCATTTTTTAGACGTTCAGTTTGTCTAGCTAAGTCGTAGGCTCTGGTTGTAGCCGATACCAAGGCATCTTCCTCAAACCCTTTAGTTCTTTTACGTCGAGCTAGTGCTTTAGCAAAAGATGATTCGGGTAATGCCTCAATAAACAGACGCATTATCTGCTCTTGGACTTCTGGTGATACATCGCTCTTTTGCAGCACGGCCATCGTTTGCCCTACGAAGGAACTAGGTGGTGACCCAGAAAACGTCTTTAGGTCTATCTTATCAAATGTCTGCACATCTGAAGCATCAGGATCTGCTTTGTGTTCTTTCATAGCTTGAAGACGCGCACCGGGGGACTCAAACGCTTCAATCACAGGTTCGCCTTTACGAGTGTGCCGTAACCAGTAATCCCCACGACGTGTTAGAGGGAAGTATGGTTCGATAGAACTTTCCGCAAGCATCTTGGCAAAGATCTTGTCCTTGAGTGTGGCCTTACCTGCGGCATCTAGCCCGTCTGTATTATCTATACGATCTCGAATACTCTGTAACAGCGCGTCGTACTGCGCTTTATACATGTCTCGTAAGGCTACATATTGCTGTTGGCCTTCTCTCCCCAAAGAATTCCACTTTGGCTGCATCTCTTCCCATACGTCTATCTTACGTAGGGGTGGCGCGTCATCTCCAGCTACAGCTTCAATAGTTAAAGTCTCACCATACTTGTCTTCAGCCTCTTTACGAGTAAGTGACGGGTCTACTTCTTCTATGGTGCTGGTGGTTACAAGCTCATTAAAGGCATCTACTTTACCGTTGGCACGGTTGTTTTTGTACCAAGCGCCTAGTGGGACTAGCACCTTGCGTACCGATTCTTCTGCTATGTTGAGATCCCCACGTTGATCGACGATGGCTTTATACAAGTCAAATGAAGAGGGTATGTTGAATTTTTTGGCTATGTCCGTTAACGCCTGTAGTGGTGCCGTGCCTAGAAAAGCGTTTTTGACCTTATCAGTTATCCTGTTCTCACCTCGGAATAATGCTATGGCTTCGTTGGCCCACTTATCACCAAACTCTTTGGTGTATTTGCCTAGCCCTTTTTGTACGGAGTCCATGCCCCCCATAACTTCTTTTACGCCATCGGACGTTGAGAATGCAGCTAGGGTGGGGCCGAACCTAAACTTACGTGCAGGTGCTAGAAGTTCTTGCATGAGGCGGTTAGTGTCTGCACGAGCAGAAGCACTGAACTTGTCAAACCCGAAGAACTCAGAAAGCCATTCAACTAATCTTTGCCATGAGCTAAGTGGCCCACCGTCTACGTTGACAGTGCCTAGCTCACGTTGAAACTCAGGGTTGCTAAACGCTTCAGCTACAAACTCTAAAAATCCGCTGTCTATACCATCTTCAGATTTTTTCGTTCTTGCGTCCGCAACTGCTAACGCCTCTTCGCCATAAGCCTTGGCTAGTTTGCCTTTGTTAGCTTTATATATGGCTTTTAATCGCTTGACCGCTGCACTTTGCGGGTTTGTCTTAATCTGATAAATCGTTGCAGCGTGAGCCATTTCATGCAGTAACGTGTATACGTTTAACCCACCATCTTCATTAAGCAAAATTCTATTGGCTTCGCTGGAAAATAATCCTGCGGGAGTAAGTCCATCGCCTTCTTTTTGAAGATCCAACATTCGCGTCTTGTCTTGCGCGGTTTGAACAGAGTCGGTGCCTTTATATGCCCTTACTCCAACGATACCCACTGTTGTATCGCCTACTGACTTAGATAACTTATTAGCGATGCGCCTTACTTGACGACTCTTTGTTGTTCTAGCTATACCTAACAACGCCTTACGTAAATCACCTGCGCGTAGCGCTTCTAGCACCGCGCCTTCTAAGGGCACGTCAATAGCAGGTGCGTCTTTACTTGACGCAAATGCAGCGTAGATGTTTGTTCCGCGAAGGTCGGGCGGGTAGTTATCTTGCTCGGTCTTAGAGTCTAGAAATTCCTCTTGCCTACCCGAATCTGGGTCTTGCTTGTTGGCTTCAATGATTGCTTGGTTTTCTGCATCAACGCTTTCTCTAGCCTCTTCGCGTGTTGCACCTAACTCGACACGAGCGTCTATCTCGTCTTGGCGATCCTTACCTTTAAGCGGCTGCTCCGCAGCTACTACTTCTTCTACTTCTACCGGCTTACTAGAAGGTGGCTTACCTGTACTTGTAGCTGTTGCTCCTATGGCCGTACCAGCTTTGCGTTGTAACTTTGCCTCTTCCGCAGCCTTAGCTTTAGCTTTTTTCGTAGTGGCTATAGGTTGTGTGTCAGCCAGCTTTTCATTTTCTTTCTGCCGCGCTACTGATAACTTGGCTCTAGCTTCCTGTAGCTTTTTCTCTGCCGCTCTTTCTGCACGAGCCAGAGCTTGCGTACGTTTACCTTTCTCGGTTATCGCGTTCTTAGCTTCCTGTAACTTCTTCTCTGCCCTCTCTACCCTGCGAGTAGCTGTCTTTAGAGGGTTAGCTCTAGCACGAGCTACAGCACCCTTTGGCTTTGGCTTTAGTCCCTTGGGCTGCACTAACTCAAGTTGTGCTTTTGGTGTAGCTGCAAAGAGTCTTTGTATAGCTGCTTTAGCTATGCCAGAAGTGTTTGGCTTGTTTGCGTACTTCCGCAGCGCAACGTAGTCAATAGGCTTACCTTCAAACGCTCTTCTGTCCGCCGTAGGTATATTCAAACTAGCTAAGAACTTAGGTGTTGCTATTTTCGTTTCGCCGGGTTCCGGGGGCTGTACAACACCAACCTCGGATTCCAGCACACGCTGCTCGGCTAAAGGTAGTTCTGCTACCTTCTTGTCAACTTCTTGGCGTTGCTTGGCTGTAAGCTCTTTGTATGGCTTCTTTAACCTACCAAATACCTTGGCTCTAACTTCGGAATACTCAGGAGCGTTGCGTGCTTGGCGTTCTGCGATATCTAATTCAACGGGAAACATATCAGTTTGCCCACGATCTAGAGCAGGTTCTGCTGCTTCTCTTTGGCGTCTAGCCGCTGCGTCTAATACTTCTTCGCTAGGGGTATCAGCACGTACAGCGTCATCTTCCGCACGCTCTTCAGCATCACGTTTGTCTCGCGCTAGCTGTTCTTCCCTTGTACGTATAGCTTCACCTTCTGGTGTAACAGCTATAGTTTCTCCAGCAATTGTCTCGCCTTCTGGTGCAGGTAAACCTCTAGGACGGCCTTGACGTGGGCCTATATCTGCGCCTGTTTTCTCTGGTTCTAGTCCCGGCAATGACTGTTGAGGAGCACGAAGCGCAGGGGGAGGTTGTATAACTTTATCTAGAACAGCAAACTCTTCATCTGATAGTTGTCGTATTCTAGTTTCTACTTGCTGCTGTTCTTGGTCAGTTAGTTCAGCAAAATCTTTATTGCCAAACCCAGCAAGTAATTTAGCTTGTACTTGCTCTGCTGTTACTGATTCTCGTGGGCCTTCAACAATGTCAAACAACTCGCCCTGAGTCTGTGCTGGAGCACCTTCAGGTATAACAGGTAATGCGGTATCACCTGCGGTATCCCCTACAGTCGGGCCACGTCTACCTCTAGGCACAAACAGGTCTACAAGCCCCTGTAAAATAGCACCCGCAGCACCACCAAGAGCCGCTTCTTCGCCTACCCCCGCAAAGGTTTCGGCTAGCGCATCATATTGTTGCTGGTTGACGTTCTGAAGTATGCCTGACGCAGCTTCTTGTGCGGCTTCCAACCCGCCTGTCTTAGCAGCATTAACAATGCGCTGCCCTATTTTGTTGATCTGCTCTGCGCCAGTTTCTACAGTTCTTGTTCCCGAACGTCCCAGCTTTGTTGTAACGCTGGTAGGTTCAAATGCTTCAGTCAACTTATTTAGTTTGGGTATATCTGCGTACTTGATAACTCGTGCTACAGGTATTACATCAAGCAAACCAATAAGCACACCTCTACCAGCAGCAGCCCCACGATCTTCTTCGCTAGCGTCAGCTTCTCTTGCTCGCTCACTTGCTTCACCAGCACCAGCACCGGCAGCGGCTAACGCACCTAGACCCGCAGCAGCTAGACCGGGGGCACCAGCAACGGCAGCGCCAATAGGTACAGCAGCAAGACCTGCTATAGAGCCAAGCGCAGAGCTTACTTTGTAGCTAATTGATTCGGGATCACCACCTTCGGGGCGTAGGTAGTCAGCAGCAGATTTTATTCTTTCGCGTGCGGCAAGCTCAGTTTCTTCTTCTAGAGCAGCAGCACCACCAAGTGCAGCCATCTCACCAACGCCAACCACTCCCGCGCCGAATCCAGAGGTAATATCTTCAAACACCCCTGTCTCTCTACGCGCTGTAGTGCGCCTAGAAAGGTTTTCGTCTTCTTGTAGGATACGTATATAGGCAACAAGTTTAGTTACAGCAGCCTGATCTCCTTGCTGCTCTGCTATATCCAGCGCCTGTAGTGCCCGTTCCTTAGCGGACATTTACTATTTCTGCCCTTTAAGTTTTGCGTCTGTTGCGCGTTCACCCTCTAAAACTGCGCGGCTTCTATTACGGTCTGTTCTTATTGTTTCTACAGGGCGTCCTAGTGCTTCTAATCTAGCAATCATAGACTCCTCTAATGCAAACAACTGCGTGGCTTCGCTTAACTCAGCCTGTGTTATCTGAGCTTGCCTTAATTTTTCTTGCATTTCTTCTGAACTAAAATCTCCAGATGCACGATCTATGCCTATTAGTTCATACACAGGGCCAAGAATTTCTAGGCGTTTTTCCGTGTTACTTCGTAATGCGTCGTATAGTTGCTCTGCCTCGTCTGCTTTACCTTTAGCGTCTGCAATTGCTCTTTTAGTTGTATCAGCTAATAGTGCTAAGTCGGTCTGAATGTTTTGTTGATCAGACTGCATAATCCTGTCAGCAACAGCACTAGCTTGGTCATAGTCAGCTTGTGTAGCGTCTTGCATAACTTTTGCGTAGTGTTGCCTTTCTTGCGATAAGACACCCGCTAACTTGTCACCGCTTTCAATGCCTTTAGCCGTTACATCAAACTCAAG